ACTATGCGCTTAGAAGCTCTCCAAGCTCTCTTAACTATTCCAGTGAGATCTTTTATAAACGGCGCAGTCAAAACTACAAACTCGTCTGGTGGTGCTAAAATTTGTCTTGGTGATTTGCTCTCATCTTTTAACACCGTCTCATTCTTAGGCATGACATCTCGTTTAGTCCATTCATGCATCTGGTCATTCGTAAGCACAGAATGGGCTGTAATGCCCTGATCGGCTAGCCTTCTAGCCGCGGCACGATATCGAGCCTTCTTTGCCCCACTTGATCTGCACCCGTCTATCCACTTTAAGACGTAAGCATACCAAAGTTCTGGATCATCGGGGACACCAATTTTGAATGGTTTGTTGACTATATGATCCCAATGTTTGGTGACAAAGTCGCAAAACGCCTGCCTATCTTCCACTTTAAAAGGGGCAGGTTCTGCACATGATCTCTTTTCCAAGGCTGCGATCATGTTGTGGAGATTACTACCAAAAACAACTGGTTCACAACCATTTACTGCTAGTCCTGTGACTCTAGCAGCGTCTTCCTTGATATGGTCGGGTTGTTTGATATTCTTGCTCTTGCCAATGAGAGTAGGAGGCAAGATTGTGATGGTGGCATCTGGATGTTGGTCTGGCTTCTTGGCGGTGGAATTAGAACTTGGTATGGTGGGGTGATAAATTGGTGGAGTCTCATCCACTCTAAACCATTTGTGGGCATATTTTATGCCTGCTGCTATTGCCAAAGTGGCCATAGTAGCTGCTACGAACCCCAAACTAGTGCCAACCACTACTGGCACACCAGCCACGCTCGCTGCTGCTGTGACAGGCAAAGCTCCCAAAACCAAGGAAGCTCCTGCTCCTAATTGGAGGCACTTCAATGATTGTTTTGTCCAAATCATGCCACTAAGTTTCCTGTTTATAGCTTCACGATCGAAAGCTCGAGATGTCATCGCTATATATGGAGCGTAAATCATTGCATTTTCCATGTCTCTTGGAGTGGCAAAATCAACAGATCGAATGAGTGAACGACAATACTTCTGGCAGCAAACGAAAGTTTCCATGTTGGGAAGCATACCTACTAAGAAACTGCCTAAGGACTCGACAAGTCCATAGGGCAAACGGACGAGGATCTTGTCGCCTGCCAGATGAATCCCAACACAGTCTGGTACCATGGTGGAGGATAGTGTGTGTTTGAGAAATCCCCAAAATTGGACTCCGACGACTTCATACTCAACGCTTCGGACTGAAATGAGTCGTCCTGCATTATTGTCAAGCATGGTAGTCCCTGGGAGGAGATGTCTGGTAATTGCGCCAGTTCCTCTAGGTTGAGGGGCGACATCGGGCTTGAGGGCTGATAGATTGTTGGGGTCTCTGGCAGGGAAGAATTTTGAGACATCAATAGGAGCAGCTGCTTCAGCTTTGGACACTCGCTTGATGGGTCCATAGCTAATTCTCGATTCAATCTTCTTGCCTCGAGCGCTCTTCTTTGCAGAACGCTGTTGTTTGATAGCTCGAAGGTCCTTTGCCTTTCGAGTGGAAGAGGGGAAGATGACGGAAGGAGAACCCTCCTCCACCATGGATCCGTCATCGTCAATAATTCGAATAGAGAGTGGGGTGATTCCATCGATCTCTCTAATGGTGAGTGGGT